GTAATTCTTACTCATCAATTTATTGCCGTTAAGAAAGAACTCTTTCTTCACCGAACCTTCATTACCGCCTAGTCTGTAGTTGACTGTGTGTTGATTTGTGCATACATAATTTGGAAAATGTTTCTTTAGTGTATGGTAGAACTGCCTATCAGCACCCCACTGTCCATACCAAGAATGTCCAACTTTTACGGCAACGTCTCTTCTAACAGCAAAGCACGACGTATCGATATGATACACATCTTTATCGAAGAATGTAGACCATTTACCTAAAGACTCACAATTATCTTGGCACACATACTGACCGTCTTCTTCGTAGATATTTCTCAGTGAATAAACCCACTCAGCGTTAGTTTCGTTTAACTTATCGACGAGAGTCTCTATGTGCGTTCTATCTATCCAATTGTCTTCGTCAAGGTATACTATAACATCGGCATTAACTAAGAAAGAACATGCGGCATAGACTCGATGTCCATACCAACCTTTACCCACATTTTCTTCAAGCGCAACGATTTTTGTTTTTGAAGCACCTTCTGCAATATTTTCTACTGCTTCAAAGTGTTCAATACCATCAATAAAAATATAGTGTGTTATATTTTCGTATGATTGTTTGTCTACACTATCGATACATTTCTTTAAATGTTTAGAGCCTATAGTAGGCGTAACAATAGCTACCTTCATTCTTTTCTCTCGATGTCTTCTTCTACACACATTTCACCATATTGAATCTCTACTATTCTACAAGGTTCATCATATGGGTTCAAAAGTTTATGCCATGAATTTTTTATGATATCTTGCGAGTCATGCTTTTCTAGATTCACTGTGGGTATATTATATCCACTTTTAAGCATGCTGGATACCTGTGCTCTACCTTCGCTAACAATCCAGTATTCCGATCGGTGATCGTGTTTTTGCATAGACAATTCGCATTTAGGATTAATAGTCAACTCTTTGACTTTCATACCAGGAACTTCATGCAATACTCTATAGTAACCCCAAGGTCTTTCTGTTTTAGGTGCTTTCCACTCTTGCAAAATCCACGACGACGAGTTCTTTTTGTTTTCACCACCCACACCAAACTCAAACGAAACAAACGGATCGTCCTTGTATCTTTCCATCTCTGGGATATTTTGTTTTGTTCTATCCCCACCGTTTGCAAAGATTATGTTTGTGTTTGGGAATATGTTTTTGACTTTCTGAATAGCACCACAGGCTGAATTATCACTATCGTCAAAATCAATAACACACAAAACACCTTTTAGGTTTGATGTGATAGCATATCTCTCATCGTAGGACATGAATGAAATGCCTTTCTTGCGTTTCAGCCAGTCGTCACTGTTTAAACCTATTACAACTCTACCATACTCTTTTGCTGAGTTGATATAATCAATGTGTCCTGAATGGATTGGGTCAAATCCGCCAGTTACAATAACGATATTGTCTTTCATGTTTACTCTTTTTCTTCACCCACGTATATTTCTGGAAAAGCTTCTGCAACAAGTTTAGCAGTCAAACCTTTAACCTTAATTTTTTTGTTTAGTAATTGAACTAACAGCTTTGCTTCATTCTTATGTAGAGACTCGAGCACTACCAAAAGCAACTCTGTTTTCTTCTTAGCTGATAGATTATCAGCACGTTTTGGATGGTCAACCACAAATCGATATAATCGTTGCATCTCAGAATCGAGATATGTCATTGATAGTCCTGCAGGGTCAAAGGATTCTCTGTAATCTGGAATATCGACATCGAACTGAACATTTGGATTAAAGATTGCTGTTAGAAACTCAATGAAAGGTCTATTGGCTACTTTTTGTAGATATGCAATCTTATCGACCCGTGATTCTAACGTTTCAAACTTTTCAAATATTTCACTATATAATAATTCAGAACTCAAAATAATTCTCCTAAAATGTAATTATAAGAGACTAATCTTATAAATAGGTGTGAGTCACGAGACTGCAATCTCTACTCACTCTAACATAAAGGAACTATGTCAGCATATGTATATATACAAAATAATCAATAATATAAACAACAAAATTTATATTGGTAAAACAATAAATGACATCAAAAAAAGATTTGCTTGTCATAAATCGAACGCAAACTCTAATAAAAATACTATTCTATGTAAAGCATTTAGAAAATATGGTTCAGAAAATTTTTCTATAATCATTATAGAAGAAAATATTATTTCCGAATCTGTTTTAAATGAAAAAGAAATTTATTGGATTAATCTTTTAAAACCAGAATATAATATGACTTCTGGTGGTGAAGGAGTTTCTGGTCACTCACCTTCAAAAGAAACAAGATTAAAAATATCTCTATCAAATAAAAATAAAAACATAAAAAGAACTATTGAACAACGTACCAATATATCCATAAAAAATAAAGGTAAAAAACGAACTAAAGAACAATTAGAAAATATGTCTAAAAGTCAAAAAGGTAAAATTTTATCTGAATCTCATAAAATTAAAATTTCTAATTCAATCAAAGGAACAACTAAACAAAAAAATGTTTGTAGAATATCCGATAGAAAAGAAATGAATATTTCTCACTTTATAAGATGGGATAAAAAATTAAAATTCGTTTGCGACCTCTATTAATTGTTTAAGACGATTAGCAACAAGATAGTTCATGAATTGCATTTTTGTCTTTGGTTTAGTATTCTCATAGGTATCTATAATACTTTTCTTAATAGTCTCTGGTATTTTAGTTAAATCAATCAATAATTCGTTTCTTTTGTAGTTACGTAACATAGTTTCATTGCAAAATTCTTCTGGTGGTTGTTTTAACCAATCAACAACTTTCACAGACATGATAGATTTCTGCCTAATACCATCAACAAACGAATTATCTTCAGATAAAATATTTGGCACACCATCGCTAGAATCACCTCTAATGATTAACTCTTTCAACTGATTTGCTGGATTATCAACTTTGATTTCTTTTTTCATGATGGGCGAATATTGCTCAACATTAGGACAAACTTGTAGCTGAACGAAATCTTTATCTGATGACAATATCATTACTTTTTCGTGTGGTGAATTTCTAATCGCAAGTGTGCCGATAATATCATCAGCTTCAGCCAGTTCGATTTCAATAACTTTGTAGTGTGAATATGTCGATAACTCATCTTTAACTGTGTGGAGACATTCAAACATTTTTGTCCAATCTAAGCCAGAGTCTTCTCTATTTTTCTTACGACCCGCTTTATAATGTGGAAAATAATCTTTTCGCCAATACTTTCTACTGTCACACGCAATAACAACTTCTGGTCCGTGAGTCAATTTGTATTTCTTAACATAAGTTCTTATCGTATTGAGTATCATGTGTCGAACCATTTCGATATCGATAGGACTATCGGTATCTCTAACGTGTTCTATCAGATTAGATATTGCTACTTGATTATAGTCAATAATTATCATTATTCTTCCAATATGGCTACAATAAATTCTTCTTTAACAATCCAATAGGCACCAGCTTTAGCCGACTTCGACCAGTCAACGATAACTCTATCGTTAATGGCAACATCAAGAACATCTGGACCAATAGCCAGAACTCTACCCTCTGTTTGTATATCTCTATCTACTTGTGTTAAAACAATACCGCTTGCTGTCGTTGTCTCTTTTGCAATTTGTTCTACTATAATTTTATCTTTCAATGGGCGAAGTGACATATGTATTCCTATAATATTTTCAATAATATCGTGTCAGTGTTGATACGACCGGTTAATAAACTTTCTTTAGTGGTCAAGTCAGTAATAACATTTCTCAAGTAGACTTTGCCACCATTAATAACTTGAGGAATAATTTCATCGGGTTTTCTAAGTGTCTTTGTGATAGACTTTGCTTCTGAATAACCTATAATCGTGCTACCCCTAACAGACAAACCACTCGCGTCTTCAGCAACATATGTTCCTAGTTTCTTAGTTTTCGTATTGTATACCCATAGTTGTTGGGCACCTATAATCTTTTTAGGTTCTTCTGATTTCAAATCTGATGGTGCATACGCTTCTTGATATAGCAGTCTAGCTATCAATTGCTCAGGTGATTTTTGTTTGCGCTTTCTAGGTTTACGTGATTGTGATGCTGAGCCGACAATCTTTATTGCATCTGTGATAATTAAATCGCAAAGTGCAACTAATTTCTTTATTTGTGATTTAGAGTAACATGACCAACTTTCGATTAATTGCTCATCTGTCGTTGTCAGTGCTTCGTCGTATTGTGCTCTGTTTCTTTTGAATATGTCTATAATTTTATTTGCATGGACACCTTTTGCTTTATCTTGCATGAAAGCGTATGGTGAGGAATGTTTGGTAAAACCACTAAGAATATAATCGTCAATAATACCCTCTAGTTCACCAGCAATCTCAGATGTTTTTTCTGCTATTCTATCTTGAATAGATGGTCCAGGTGTTTCTTTTTCGACTACGACTGTAGTCTTTTCTACTACAACTTCGAGCATCTTGTTTAGTCTCTCATCAAACCATTTCTGACTTGAATCATTTAAGATGGCACCGTTGTTTAGAATTCTACATAGAAAACCAAATGTTGTTGATTGACTATTAATAGTGTCTGTATCGAAGTTAAGTTTGTTCTTTTTTGCATATTCGAAAATCGATTTATATGCAAACTTAGAGTCTTTATTTTGATTATACCAATTTAAAGCTTTTGACATCTCTAATTCGGTAACAAGAGTAAGCGCAGAAAACTTTGGCTCACCACCTGTAGTTTTAGATTCTATTTCTTCAAGTGACAATTTCTTCTTTATTTGCATTCACTAATTCCCTAAAAGATAGTTTCTGGTAATTTATCATCATGATACCATTATCAGTTTCTTCAACCGTTCTACTTATGCTCAATGCTCTCTCATATGCAGATTCTACACTAGAGATTAAATCACAAGTCCCAAACATAGTCAACAGTATAGATACGTTTAGTATATAGTGTCCTGTTTTATCGTCGTAATTACCATACAAATCTGTGTATAGATTTGAGTGTGTCACTCGATATCCATCATTGGTCGATAATATATATATTCCTGTTTCCATAATACTCCACATTTTTCATTATAATCAAACTCATAAAAGTCATTTTTACCTCATATAAAATAATATAAGTTTACTCTTCAACAGAAGAATAACATAAATAACACTATAAGTCAATCATTGTGGAAGTTTATGGATTATTTTAAACTGGTAGCAGAATTAGGTTTTCCTATTGCGGCAGCATGTGCTGCTGGATACTTTGTTCTTTTAACTTTGAAGTTCATTTTAGCTGGTGTAACATCATCAGTTAAAGGTATGAGCGGTATTATTATGGCATTAGATAAGCGAGTGGCCACAATGAACCACGATGTTATTCGTATCGACACAAAAGTGTCTCATGCGTTAGGTATACCACCAGATTTAGATAGAATTGCACGTGCTGAACAGTCTGATGCAAGGAGAGATTAGTGAAATTTGTGGATTATTATTTTAGTTTGAGTGAAGATGGCTCTATAGGGCTGGATCCTGAGCTAACTATCGAGAAGTTGAACCTAAAAGAAGGCGATTTGTTCAAGGTAGAAGTGATTGACGGTGTAATTACATTTAAGAAACAGCCACCTCGCCAAATATGGGAGGGTAATTAATGTTTAATGATAAATTTAATACGTGGTATAACAGTTTACCAAAACACACGCAGATATGGTTAAAAAATCAACCTCTGTGGCACGATAGAGATATGGTAATATCTTTTGCTTTTGGTGTAATTATAGGATCAGTGTTAGTATGGATATTGTAGAAGCAATTAATAAATATGGCTTTCCCATAGTCGCTGCTGGCGGTATGGGTTATATGGTGTTTTTTGTGTGGAAATGGGTCACTGAAGAAATCAAACCTGTTCTTGGTGACTCAAACAAAGTGCTGATAGACTTAATAGACCGTATCAGAATGCTCGATAATGACTTATTGAGGTTAAACGCTAAAGTCAATACATTCTTGTCTCTCAGAGACAACGAAGAAACAAAAAAGAAATAAACTTATATCATCTAAGACATATTGATTTTATAGGGTTATTAAATGGAAGTCAACAGTTTTAGAAAAGAATTAAATACTATGTAACATCATGATTTGGTTGACTTGAGTATTAATAGAGGAAACCGATGAAATGTTGAAGCAAACACACATCTTATTGTTGCTAGCGTCATTCAGTGCAAATGGCACCGAGCTAGTTCATCAATTCAACTCACCAGCATTTTCTGGCATTGGTTATTCATCGCATGTTTTGACACTTGAACAAATCGAGTCTCAACGCAAACAAAAAATTATAGATGAACGTAAAGCATCAGAATCAAAAGCTGAATTAGCAAAAAAGAACACCAATCTTGCTAAATTTTTAGTGAATGTTGAGTCTCGTATATACGCTCAATTATCTAAGCAGTTAGCAGACCAAATGTTTGCCGAAGGAGGAGCAGATTCCGGGGAATTAGACTTTCAAGGTACTCAAATCACGTGGTTTAAGACAGGAAGTGATGTAACTTTAACCATTATTGAAGAATCTGGAAATAGAACCGAGATTATTGTTCCTATTGCGGGGTTTTCGTTTTAATGTTTAGACTTTTTGTGGCATTAGTATTTTTGCTTTCAGGATGCGCGAACGTTCATATGAACGCCTCTAAAGAAGAGCCAGTAAAAATAGAAGCAAGAAAGAAAGTTATAGACGCTTTACCTGCGTTAGATGGTCCGTCTATACCTATTGCGGTTTATTCGTTTGCTGATAAGACAGGACAAAAGAAAACGACAGATAATATGGCTTTGTTTAGTACCGCAGTAACACAAGGTGCTGAAGTATTTTTAATTAAGGCATTACAAGATTCTAAAAACTGGTTTAAGGTTGTTGAAAGAGTGGGGTTAGATAACCTTATCAAAGAAAGACAACTGATAAGAAATCAGCGAGAAGTATATGATGGAAAAGAAGCGAAGCCTCTTAGACCAATGATGGTTGCTGGTGTTATGCTTGAGGGCGGTATTATA